CTCCCTAGCAGAGAAGCTTTTAGCTCCTCAGCCTGTTCTCCCCATTAATAGGGGAGAGCCCACTGAATCTTGGTGTAGACGGATTCAGGACGTCCGTAATACTCAAGGTGCCCTTCAGGAAGATGCGGCTGCCTCCCTCTCAAAAGATCGAGAACGGGGTTTTCGCTACCTCCATGAAGAAAGCACTTCATCAACGCTCCAAAGTCATCCAGAACGGATTTCTTCTGAGTCGACTTCACAACTAGTCCTTTTACCATATAAGTTTGGTAATAAGGATGGAAGTGAGTGCCCTCATCCCTTCCTAGGAAGGAATATCGGCCGATGATGGGAGAAGTTTTGTCGACGTTAGGAAACGGAATCAAGTCCCGAATCCACTCGTCTAGAAACGCAGCAGTTTGCCAGAGGCCCTGTTCATAGAACTGGTTCCTCATGCTTACTACTGATAACATCTCCTTTGTATTACTACGTGCAGTTGGAAGCATTTGGCGAGCATAAACGGGGGTTACCCGCATGCCGTTGTATGCATCCATACCACAAGATTCTCGAAACTTCCCAGAATCGAAAGTCTTGTTCCGGTTCACTCGGAGATTGAATCTCTCGAGTTCACTCTGCACGAAAAGCGCATATTCTGTGGGAACAATGATATCGTCCCCATAGACACGCACCGACTCCGAGATCTTCGTTAATGAAGCTCTCGTTATCCGGTTGCCTGTGGCACGTGAAATCGCACTTACGGCTATTGTATAGAATAACATAGCCTCGATGGGAAAACACATGCCAGAACCCATAGACGCAAACCTGTAAAGGGGTACAACCCCATAACCAGGAACGCCTGCGGATGTCGACCGACATGCAAAGACTGCTTCTCTGAAAAGAGGAGCATTCCGTAGCATTTGATTGACAAGGGCAGCTGATACTCGGTCGGAAGCATCCTTCAGATCGATGGTAGCATAGCTACCGCTTTCCGAAGCGATTCTTGCCCACTCTTGATTCACGGTTTGATCAGTGAACCCAAGAGCCCCACTAAATTCGGGGGAACTCTCGAGAAGTGGAACGAGTGTCCGCATAAGAGCCTGTTGTGTGTACATCATACACACAGGTTCCATAGCGATCACACGCGGACCTTTCAAGGTCTTTGGAACATGAATCACCCTAACGGGCGTTTCTTGTTCCGGGTCCAGGTAGGTCATATCGTCCAACTTACCGACGAAATTCCAGGATGGAATTGCGAAGAGATCAGAAGGAAAATATGGTTCAAGCCTGTTATGCCACGTGGCGAAGTCAAACTTCCGGTTTCCGGAAATCTTCTCCGCTGTGGCACCAGGGCCGTGCTTCGGTACTAAATTCTCGGGCAGCCAACGGCTGTAACCGAGAGTATGTGAATTCCAAAGGATTCCAGCCACTTCATTGAAATGGTTGATCTCTGGAGGATTCACAAGGTACGTCATCTCGGCAGTAGCGGAGAGCGGATCGTCGACCTGGTTTAGAAGCCAAGAAGAGTTTTCGCTTTCCCACTCTTGAACACCTGAGTTTGTCTCGATATACCCTTCGTACACTGAACGTATCCTTGCATCACTGCAAGTATACTCTATTTTCTTACACGTCAAACATATCTGACGTATGAAGTGGATAGCCAGTTCGGAAGGAGAATCGAGCAGACGTCCGGTGCCCGAATCAAACACTTGACAAAGCAAACCTCCAAGAAAACGGGGGAGAGCTCCGCGTTTCCGGAAACCGAGAAACGCGTTGGAGTCAACCAGACCATCAGCTAGACTTCTTTCAAAGTCATTGCAAAAGGTCGGTAGGGTAATCCCTAGAAAGGATAACCCTTCATGTTTGATTCGTGTCGTGATCGTTAGAAAATCACGACTGGTGCTAGCGCTACACCAAACCCTTGCATCCGCAAGGATTTTACCTAGTAGCCGCGTCAAGCTTTTCATGCTTACCTCTTCAGTTAAATGAAGGAGCTATAGCATCTCTAGCCACGCGAAGCTTTGCCTCAGACCATCTTCCTCGAAATCAGTTCTTACTGAAATAGAGTGTCATTATTACAATGACGAAGATGGGTAACGACACTAGGAGAAGCAGATCGTAAGGATAAGTATCCAAACGACTGCGGAGTCCTAAGACTCCCCTCCAAGGACGTTAGTCACCTTGGCACCCGAAGACGCCGTGAGATAGCCCGTAAGGGCATCCACGATGTACTTCGCCTCAACGACCGTGAACCCAGTTTTGGGGACATCGATCACGAGGTACGCAGACATCGAATACTCGATGTTCTGAGCACTAATCAGTGGGTCCGCCGCGATCTTTCGATAATCGAGACGGACGCTCCGACGAGTGCGCTTCCCATACGTGTGGGCGATGGACAACTTAACGTTGCCATCATCCTTAGCGTAATTGGAAGAGTTGGTACCGCGGGCAACAGCAGGTAGCGAATTCGCCACCGCGTTGATAGTTACAGACTGAGGGTCGGCCAGCATGGCACGGCTCCATTAGGTTTGAAAACAACTCAACGCCCACAATTGAGCGAGAGCTACAGCAACCGGGTCAAGCCCAGTGCTGCAAGGATACCTAACTGTTTAGCATTTAACTGCTGCATAGTTAGGCCGAAACCATAAGGTGTCGCTTTGATCCTATGAAAGGCTACCGTCTTATCAAAGGATTGAAACTTGTACGGACCATCGGGGCTGGTGCTGTTTTTCAGTTCAGCCACAATGGTTGTTTGGGTAAGTTTAGTATACTTCCCATTCATGTACGCGTAATCCGCGACTAGGTGGTCCGTCTGGTCATTCGCAAGATTGCTTATGACATCGCCAAGATTGGCGAACCAGTCGAACAACCAACTCCAAGGCATAAGCTCATAGAGAGTCGAAATTGACAAATCGAGTCCTAGGAGGATCCGCGATAACTGCAAGAGTTCCTTTAACCTACCTTCATGGGCTTTAGCCCAGTCGATATGGTAACGGAATCTCGCATTAAAGCGAAAATCCCAAGACTCAGTCACTTCAACAATCTTTTGCCCACCACTTGGAAAGAATCCAGTAGCCAATGACGGCGTTAACGCTGCCCCCGTCTGCAAAGACGAGAGGTTTGTTATAGAAGTCGTCGTTGACTCTGAACCTGCAAAATGCTTCCACCGCCTAACCGGTCGACCGTTATCACGTTCGAGTTGGGCTAGGTTCTTCTCAAGATTACGGACATTATCGATAAGATCTTTAATGTCCTTGACAAGTGGAAGGATACCGAACTGAATATTCAGATGTTGTCCCGCGGATCCTTTGGTAAGATTCTTTAGAATCAAACCTTTGTTTCCGTGAGGGATATTTCTGAGATTCGCCTGTGCCTCTTTGAGGAACTTAACAGGGTTGCTCGGTAGATCACGTAGTTCTCCCAGAGCTTGAGCCAGTCCGCCTCTATTAGAGGTGGGTTTGACAAGAGCCCAGGCTTTAGTACCCAAAGCAGTGAGGACAGAGTCCCCTATCTGCGATGGTACCAAAGCAAAGGAGGTACCTGTGAGAGGCGTCGTAGTCACACAGAGGTTTCCCTCGTATGTCTGACGCGTTCCACCGGTACCGGGCGGACGAGTATGAGTTTCAACTCTTATCTCTTCCGGAAACTTATAGCGGTGGGTTATTGAAACCGGACCGCCTAAGTCTAGAAAGACACGGCGTTGTTTCCGTCTACGACGGCGATGGCGCCCTTTATAGCGACTTTTGGTCGTTATAGAGTGACTTTCACCCGTAACAGCGTGAAGGGAACTATAAGTTCCGTGGGAGCTAACACCGCCTCCGCTAAAATGCACGTCATCGCTGAAGATTTCCACACGATTAATGGGGAAATCCTTTTGCAGTAACAAGCGTTTCTTAGTAGAGATGGTCATTTTGCAGACCTTATGGTTAGAGAAAAGCGAGGAATGGTGTGTTAACACGCCCTACTCGCAAAGGACGGAGTGTCCGGGTTCCAGTAATATGGTCCCGTACGGCCAGGAACATAGCGTTATGGTTACAAGCCAAAACCTATGCACCAGCTGGGAGGTAGTCCTCTACATTGAGAGGAACTATTGCTTCCCCACTCCGGGTGTTGCGCGAACGCTGGGGAGCCCTTGTAAGGG